GGGTTAGATGCTACTGATTCAAGTAGAAAACCCGACCAGTACGCTCAAATGATGTCTTTATTCTCTAAGGACTGCGTTAGAAAACTAGCCTACGACTTAAAATTAATGGGTGGTGCTACAATGCAGGTCATTTACTCTAAGGACAGATCAAGAGTCGTAAAAGTAGAACACTTCCCCGTTGAGACACTAAGAGCAGAGAAATGTAACGAAGATGGAGAAATAGAGGCTTTTTACTATATGCCTGACTGGAAAAAACTAAAGCCATCAGATAAGCCGCTAAGAATACCTGCATTTGGTTACTCTAAAGAACCGATTGAGATATTATTCGTAAAACCTTACCGAGCAGGATTCAAGTATTACTCACCTGTAGATTATCAAGGAGGGTTACAGTATTCTGAGTTAGAAGAGGAGATTTCTAATTATCACCTAAACAACATAATGAACGGACTTGCTCCGTCTATGTTAATCAACTTCAATAACGGAGTACCTAACGAAGAGGAAAGACAACTGATTGAGAACAGAATCTATCAGAAGTTCTCGGGGTCTTCTAACGCGGGTAAGTTTATATTAGCGTTTAACGACTCAGCAGAGAGTGCAGCTTCTATAAACCCCGTTCAGTTATCAGACGCACACAACCAGTATCAGTTCTTATCGGACGAATCGATGCGTAAGATAATGGTATCTCACCGTGTCGTTTCACCGATGCTTTTAGGAATTAAGGATAACTCAGGACTAGGTAACAATGCAGACGAGTTAAAGACAGCTTCTACGTTAATGGACAACACCGTTATTAGACCGTTTCAGACACTTTTAATCGATGCCTTTGACCAAGTGCTAGCGTTCAATAATATCTCGCTCAATTTGTACTTTAAAACGCTTCAGCCGTTAGAGTTTACCGATTTAGAGAACGCACTAACACAAGAGCAAGTCGAGGAGGAGACTGGAGTTAAGATGTCAAGTCAAAAACCCGACACCTCAGATGAGCATTTAGATAAGATATTTGATGCGTTAAGTGACTTAGGAGAAGACGAGGATTTAGATAATTGGGAACTCATAGACGAGCGACCTGTAGATTACGGTCAAGAGGAAGGACTAGATAAGATGCTAGGACTCGCAAGTACAGGTAGAGCAAACCCTAATGCATCAAGTGAGCAAGACGAGCAAGTAGAGGAAACATTCTTTAAAGTAAGATATCAGTATGCACCACTTACTACTAAAACCAGTTCAAGAGAGTTTTGTAAGAAGATGGTTAATGCTAAAAAGATTTATCGTAAAGAAGATATCGAAAGGATGGGTAGCCAGGCGGTAAACGCAGGCTTTGGTCTAGGTGGCTCAGACACATATTCAATATGGCTGTATAAGGGCGGTGCTAATTGTCATCACTTTTGGATGCGTAAAACCTACAGAGCGAAAGACGTAAGACCTGATGCTACCAATCCTAACGCTGAGGTGAGTGTGAACAAAGCAAAACAAGAAGGATTAACACCTGAGGTAAACGATCCGCTCGTAGCAACAAGACCAATCGATATGCCGAATAACGGATACGCAAACCCTAGATAGTATGGCAACAGCTTTATTTATAAAAAGACAAGATTTAGTACGTAATAGTATCTTAGACGGCAACGTAGATACTGACAAGTTCATTCAGTATATTAAGATTGCTCAACAGATACACATCCGTAACTATCTAGGATCAGATTTATACAATCGTATTAGTACCGACATTCTAAACAACACTCTAAACGGTGATTACTTAGAACTGGTAAACGATTACATCCAACCGATGCTTATCCACTACGCAATGGTCGATTACTTACCATTCGCAGCGTATCAAGTAAAAAACGGAGGAGTATTTAAGCACACATCGGAAAATGCAGAGAGTGCGACTAAAGATGAGGTAGATTTCTTAATCCAAAAGGAAAGAGACATCGCTGAGTACTACACCAGGAGATTTATCGACTATATGAGTTTTAACCAAGAGTCGTTCCCTGAGTATTACACGAACTCGAATGATGATATTCACCCTGACACTAACGCAACTTTTCAAGGATGGCAGCTGTAAAATCAGGTTTGAACTCTAAGAGTTCGGGATACAAACCAAAACCCGAGAACGTAGACAAATTAAAACAGTTTCTTAAAAAACAAGATAAAAAATAGATATGGCAAGTTTACAAGGCAACACAGTTAAAGACACCTATAAGTCGCTTTTAAAGGTAGCCGATAACGGAGAGTTAGAAGCAACCGATCAAGAGATAACCGATGGTAACGGTAACGGTACAGGTGTCAGTTTAAATACTTCGGGTGATGTTACCGCTACGGGAACTGTCGCATTTGGCTCTATAAAAGATTCGGGCGAGAATATAACCGTAACTAAGTTTGTAGATGAAGCTGACGGAATTGCTGCTAATGATAATGATACTTCTATTCCTACTTCCGCAGCGGTTAAGGATTACGTTGATTCTAATGTTACTGCTCAAGACCTTGACATCAGCGATGGAGTTAATAATGGCTCTGTTGATTTAGATTCTCAGTCTTTAACTTTTACGGGTGATGCAGGTGTAAGTGCTACGGTATCGGGTCAGACTTTGACCTTAGATTCTTCTGCATTACAGTCTCAGATTGATTCTAACGATTCTGATATTACCGCCCTACAAGCAGCCGGTCAAATATAGACGCAGAGGAAACTGCTCGAATAGCAGCCGATAGTGCTTTACAAACACAAATCACTAATAACGACACAGACATCTCTGCGCTACAAGCTGCGGATACTACGCTACAAAACAACATAGATGCTGAAGAAGCAGCAAGAATCGCAGCAGATACTGATTTAGCAAACGATATTAGTACCGAAGCTAGCACTAGAGCAAGTGCGGATACTACACTACAGGGTAATATTGATGCAGAGGCTTCTACAAGAGCAGCAGCAGATACTTCGTTACAGAATCAGATTACCTCGAACGATGGTGATATATCAGGTCTTGATACTAGACTAACCACAGCAGAAGGTAATATAACGTCAAATGACAGCGATATAAGCGCATTAGACGGTCGTTTGACCACCGCTGAGGCAGGCATATTTGTTAACGATCAGGACATTACAAACCTCAACACTAGGCTTACTACAGCAGAGGGAAACATTACGAGCAATGATACAGACATTTCAGCCCTTCAGTCAGGCAAGCAAGATATTAGTGAGAAGAATCAAGCTAACGGATACGCTCCGCTAGATGGTGGTGCTAAAATACCTATCGCTAACCTACCTGATTCAGTTGTAGGTCAAGTAGAATATCAAGGTACTTGGAACGCATCTACTGATACACCTACTTTGCCTTCAGCTTCTACAGTTAAAGGACATTACTATGTAGTTAGCGCAGGTGGTACTTACGAGACGATTACTTACGCAATAGGTGATTGGGTTATCTCTAACGGTACTGCTTGGGAGAAGGTAGACAACACCGATGCGGTTACTACTGTATTTGGTAGATTAGGAGCAATAGTTGCTAATGAATCAGACTATTCTGCTTACTATCCTTTAATCTCTGATCTTAATACAACTAACTCGAATGTTAGTGCTTTAGATACTAGACTGACAACTGCTGAGGGTAATATATCTAGCAACGATTCTGATATAGCAGGTCTAGACACCCGCTTAACAACTGCTGAAGGAGATATTACAGCTATCGAGACTAAGACTGACAACATCACAGTTACTCAACCAGTAAACTTAGATACTATTGAGAGTGATCTAGCAACAGCTAAGTCAGACATAACTGCTATTGAAACTAAGACCGATAATATTACGGTTACACAAGCGGTCAATCTAGACACAATGGAGTCTGATATTGCTACTAACGCTTCTAATATAGCTAGCAACGATACAGATATTTCTAACCTACAAACAGATAAGTACGATAAGACTGGTGGTACGATCTCAGGAAACGTAACAGTAACAGGAGATTTATCAGCTACAAACATAGCAGGTACACTTTCAACAGCTGCTCAGCCTAATATTACATCAGTAGGTACTTTAACA